GGAAAGACAGGGGGGGTATCGGGCTTGCCTAAAAAAACGCCTATATCGGTCACGCTCTTGCGGTTGTTACAACGCCTACAACAGCAGACAAGGTTCTCCATCGAGTCATCGCCACCGCGAGCCCTAGCCACTACATGATCGGCCTCGTTGCCGGGTTCACCGCAGTATTGGCATATACCGTTATCTCTGGCAATCACCTTGGCCCTGATAGCACGCCACTTGTGGTAGTTCCCTGAGCTCAATCTCTTACCCCTAATGCCAGCCATATACCTTCCAATGATAGAGCGCATCAACCATAGACGAATAGCGAGTGATTGCATAACGATAGCACCAGTCAATCTGTTGTCTATATGTAGCCTTCAACAGGTACTTAGATTTGCCTTGGCATATACCTATATGAGATCCATTTACAGCGTCAACACGCCAATTACTCTCCGCATTCCAAAGTACATGCATGGCGTATAACTCGATTATTGAATCAGTCTTTGTAGCTGCATAGATCTTGAATTTATTAACATTATCTGCATCAGCGTTAGCCCTGTCGGGATAACACAGCACTCCCAATAGCATCAAGCTCGCTGTCGCTTGAGCTGCCACCCTACGGGGCTCCGCGACGCGGTTGAAGCGTAATCGCGCAGTCAAGTGTAGTCAATCATGTGGATAACTAACGCGTAAGATTGGGCGTGTCGGTGAGTTATCCACAGGCTGTGCGTAACTATCTAACATGACCCAAACCAGATTGCTTCATCGCAGCTACATTATCTGCGCCCATTGCGAAAAGGAAGGTGGGCATGAATATCCCTTTTGGTTCGCCAAACGGGGTGCTGAATTTCATTTTAGGATCCATGGAAAGTATGCCATCAGCAGCTGCCCACAAGGTATTAAACCAAGCAGCCTTTGAAGTACAGATAAGGGCCACACCGTTGGCATTGGCGATGAACTTAGTCATCCAAGGCGTAGGTTTTGAATAAGGTGGATTCATCCATACCAATTCACCACCCCACTCTTGAGCTAAGCCGTCGTCGATGATGCTAAACGATCGGGCCGCAGGAATCCACGGAATACCGCCGGGTGGGGCGCACACATCGATGTCGAATTTAAGGCCTAAAGCCTCGAATATGTAACTTGGTGTGTAATAGTCATCAGTGGTTCCATCGGAATGAGCATCGAAGCCTATGTCTAAATCCAATCGATCATTACTCATACGCTCGCCTCCGGCTTCATCATGATCCCAATAACCCCGCAAGATGTACATTCCACGCACACCAGATTAGGCGGCATGTTGTTAGCCACTATTCTCTCAATGTGCGGGCATGTAGCTTTACACAATCGGCAGGTGTATTTGTAATATATTGGCTCAGTCATTTTATGTATGCCTGCAATCTGCATTTAAAGCAAAACCACATAATGACTTGCCCGGTATGGTCTTTAATCTGTTGGCCGTTTACCTTTGGCGCGTATTGCTCGCACCTATCGCACAGTTCAAAATTGGCAGACACTGTCACTGTGCCATCGCTTTCAAATGTAATCTCATTGCCTTTGTTATCACTTATTGACATCTCACCCATGTTTAGCCACCTTCTTGCGCCATTGGCCATTTGGCCCCAACTCCCACCAGTCAGCAGGGCATTGCTCGGTCTTGTCAGGGCTGATGCAAACAAACCCATAATAATCTTTTCCTGTTTTCTCGGACATACCTTTGCGCAGCTGCATCGCACCATGCTTGCACTGCGGCTCTGGATCAACAGGATTAGCTTCACGCGCAGCAGCCATACGGCCTATCTGGTAAGGCGTATAGCCCTCATCAGTTAAGGTTTCACGGTTCTGTACGCGTTCGACCTTTTGCATCTCCTCGCGCGAGGGGCCGTTCTTGTCTGTGCCTATCCCAGCATTTTTGCAGGCAATGCCGATCGATGAAGTTTCGCAATTTTCTAGTGGAAAATCACGATTTACACCCCGATCCGCTGCAACCTCTCTGGCATGGCCAGTGCTAAAAGGCACGGTATCTGTAACATTTCGATATAACTCGCAACGCATAACAAACACATTTGCATCACTCGGTAAAGCCATCGTGCGCACCGCACCATCTGGGTACTTCTCCCAGAATAATTTAATGCGCTCTGCAACGGTAGTGTAATCAGCTAAATTGAAACTCATAACAGCACCATGTTTCTGGTCCACACAATGGATTTATGCCCGGCCCTTGTTTTGCGCGTTTCATTGGTTGGTAGCAATTGCCCCATGCCTACTAGCTCGCTACGGCGGCTGCGTATGGATGAATCGGTTGCGGGCCAGATATTGCCCCAAGTACGCGCATACACTTTAACTAACTCCTCGTCAGTCATAGCCATCTCCACATCAAAACATTGAATTAGACGATACTGGAGAGGAGTGACATCGGCTATCGAATCAGCTGCACTGTGTGAAGTCCAAGGATCACTTGCCCGGGCATGCGCTCTACTTGACACGCTTCACCTCCACATTGCGTTTGCCTAGATCGTAACCAGCTCTGAAACCATAGTCTTGACCTACCTCAAGCCCGAATAAGTAACCAATCCAAGTCAATGCACCAATCAAACCAAAGAGAAACAACACCCAGATTGGTTGCGGAATTGCCGCAAGCAAGGCCATCATTTGTTTTCTCGACTCGCTTGAAATGCCTCAACATCGCTTAATTCAAAGCGATAGTGACCACCGAATGTAGTCTTGTGTGGCAATTTGCCTTCGCGCACTAACTTGCGCACCGTTGATCCTGCTACCCCTAGCACCCATGCTGCATCCTCGGTAGTTAGTAAGCCTTTAAATGCTCGCATTAGCTCACGCTCGCAAAGGATCCGGCGTAATCGGTGAGTATTAAATAATCTTGGGTGGCGGTATCAAAGAATATAATGCAATTGACTCCAATATAATCTAAATATGATCGGCAGAACATCGCACCCATATAAGTATCAGTCCAGTGCGCATATTGCCAACCCCACATTAAATGTGCGATTTCCTTGTCCTCAGTGGGTTCAAATCGATCCGCTTGATTAAACCAAATTGAACCCCACGCCATGCTATTTGTAGTCAAATTTTCAAAGTCTGTTGCAGTTACTTTTATCATACAGGCCCCTTATTATCCGCATGCACCTTTTGGTGCATTACGCGATAATAGCGCATTATCCCTTTTGCCTGTCAATCGCTACGCGGTGTGTCGTGGGAGATTAAATGCGCGTAGATTGAGTCAATCCGCAGCTCTAGGCGAGCGATTCTGCCTTCAAGATTGTGGCCGCCGTTTTGATCGGGTTTGAGCTCACTTAGGTAGTGCTTGACCAACCAGCCCACACACCCCACGAACGAGCCCACAATGGCCGTTACAGCCACAATCAAGCCCGCCCATGAGGTTATGGTCATTTTACTTTTTTACCTTTCCAGCAATTGCGGGTACATCTAAGGCCTTTAACACTGGCCCAATAAACCCGGCAATGGCCGCATTGGCTAAAATCTTTGGATCGGTTACCCCAGACATGTAAAGAGCTAAAAGTGATGCCAGCGAAGCTCGCAGCCAAGACATCACAGGCTTTTTTAATGCCTCAATTGATTTGTGCATTGGTTTTCTCCTTCTTAGTTGATAGGCCCAATTTTCCAATCAATGCAGCGACTTTCGCTTCATCAAGTGAAATCTCGAAATGCATCTCATCTTTTCTGCCTTTGTAATCGCCACCCCATCGGATGCCATACTTTTTGCATAACGCTTGAATCAACGCAACCTGCACTGTTGAGAATGTGCCAGCTGATCCCAGTGGGTGTTTTGTAGCGTTTAGATCAATGGCCGTACCACTTGAATGATTGCTAAGCACTGTCTGACTCCCACGAATCTCGCGGTAACAGTAACCCCAATCATCATTGCCATCATCTATTGCTTCAATGTGCTCATGGAATTGCGATGCAACGGCGACAAGTAGCGGGGCAACCTTTTCCGCGCATCGTAATTTAACGCCCGAATCGGCGATGGCGTATTGCCTCACGCCAATCTCATGCGGGTCTTTAGATGCTGGCCACCCGTTTTGGCTAGTTATCAAGTGGCTCTACCTGTGGCACTATCCATTGGCAAGTAGCTTCATCTAATCCAAGATTGCCTTCTGGCTCTGGCGCAATAAACGCATCTCTGCCTTCATCGTAAGAATAACCAATGCCAGCATAATTAAATCGTATGCGGTTATTGTATGAAGTCTGGACATACACTTCGCCAAATTCTTTTCGCCATTCGGCGTAAGTTGCTTCATACTCATCGCCTACGACGTAAACGCCCGTTACAATATTGTTCTCATCAAGTTTTGCGAAGTGTGCCATTAGAAGGTTATCGTTCCACTAGCGGAAGCGGTGATTTGATAAACTCTATAACCGCTTCGGGTTGGCTCTGTGTAAGTTAAGTTGGTAAGTGTTGCCGCTGAGTAAGTGTCTGGGTAAGCGATAATAACAATTCCTGAACCACCAGTTCCACCTGTGTTTACTGAACCGCCGCCGCCGCCGCCGCCTGTGTTTACTGTTCCGTTGCTACCATTTCCAGATGATGAACCTGCGCCGCCGCCGCCTGTCGCCGTACCAGCAGGCGCGGAAGTACCGCCACCACCGCCGCCACCAGCGCGCTCTGTTGAACTTCCATTTATTGAAGAAGTGCCGCCTGTGCCGCCTGTGTGTGATGAGTTTCCTACCGTACCACCACCGCCGCCGCCGCCGACATCGGTGGGAGAAGTAGTGTTACCGCCGCCGCCCGTGCCTTGCGCTGGAGAAGTTGAAGGCGTATTACCTGCCGCACCGCTTGCAAATGAACCTGAGCCTTGACCACCTGCGCCGCCGCCAGAACCACCTGTCGCGCCTTGGCAAGCCGCGCCCGGGCCTGTGTTAGTTCCACCGCCACCGCCGCCAGATGAAGTGATGCTAGAAAATACGGAATCACTGCCGCTAGAAGCGGGAACGCTATCGGTTCCATTACCTGCACCCCCCGCGCCGATTGTTACGGTGTACGGCGTTCCAGATGAAACGGCAAGCGAACTAGTTCGGTATCCACCTGCGCCGCCACCGCCGCCGCGTTTACCACCACCGCCGCCACCACCAGCAATAACAAGATAATCCACCGAAGTAGGCGAAACTACCAAGTGACCCGAAATTTGACTAGCCATAATTCCAATTTTCATTACGCTAAATCTCCGAACACGATCCAAGAGTTTGCGGCTAGTTTTTTACAGGTTGCGCCGCTGTTGGCAACGCGTAGTTTTGGAGTCGCGCTAGTTGCGCCTGTTGAAATTACGGTTGTTGTTCCCGGGGTAACTGCGCCGATAGTTGGCTGACCCACACCAGTTATCCAAAACACATTAAACTCTGTGCCGATTGTAAAATTGTATGTGGCATCTGTTGGGATATTAAATTGCACGGATGTTGCAGCGTTCATCGAAAATAAGTTGTATTCATCGCCTGCAACAAATGTATAGGCCGCAGTCTTAGCTGTGTAGCTTGATGAAAGCGAAAGGGTAACTGCTCCACTAGCTGCGCCACCTGATAATCCTGATCCCGCATTGGTATTGACTGCGGTGATATCGCCGACTGGTGCGCCAACCCATGCACTGCCTGAGTAATACTCAAGTGCATCGGTGTCTTTAAGATACGAGTATTGGCCTTCCTGCGGTGATGTAATGGCAGATGCCCGCGCAGCTGATGATGCGAACACCAGTACGCCTTGCATTAAGTAACCGTTTGTGTCGGCTGCTGTTAATACTTCACCTGTGGTAAAGGTCTTGAACCCTAAACCTGCTGCCATTTTTTACTCCTTAATAACTGAGTACGGATGTATCAAGTATCCCGTACAGGGTTGAGTTTAGTATAAACGAATCCAAAATGGGTTCGAGTGTCGTTAGGACTTGCCGCCAAGAATTCGGGCTAATCTGGTAATTAACGCCAAAGACTTGCAGGGTTTTGGTGAGGATTGACCCGCCCGGTTGGGTAGTGCTGACCGTTACCGGATCAAAGAAATCTAACTCCAAAGCTGCCAGCACCATTGCGGCATCTGGGTAGTACAGGTCAAGAATTAGCGCATCGCATCTAATTGAGGTTTCTGCGCGACTGGCAATGTATGCCTGCGCATACTGCAAAGCATCGGCATCGCTAGAAAACATGGTTGCGGTTTGATTGTAGGAGTGCGCAAAATACTTGGTGACACTAGCTGCATTAACTACTACCTGCGCAGTGCCGCCTGTACGGGTCACACTCGCTTGGTTGTACACCAGCACATCATTGAGCACCCAATCCGCATTAAAATAATGCAGGTTTGAGCCGTTAT